ATGATGGCTGCAATAATATCTGTACCTTCCGTACTTCCGTTTGCTGAAAGAGCCTCCCTATGGCAACTTCCACACTCCAACGACATAATCTATCACAATATCCGTAACTTGGTATGTCATTATCCCGATAATGCAGTCTGCCAATATCTCCATGACCTGATATATCACAATCCCGGCAACGTCGGGGAGAATCCAGACCTCCCGCCGGACAGCCGTTTGTCATGTCTTTTGCCGGTATTGACTATTCATGTCTATATATGACTATAGCTGACAAGGTACCCTTTCCCACGTTTATTCTTTTTTTCTTTGCGGCGTAGGACGATAATCCGTCATCGGGAACGTCCGCCTTACAAAACGCCCAATTGTCACATGGAATTAATGTATAAATCATAGTTATGGACAGCATTGAAAGGAAAAAACCAAATCCGTATCATATCAACGAGAAGGAGATACTGGATATAGTTGCCGCCAAAGGCTCATATTTGAGCTGCATTTCCGGGGATCTGGAAGAGGTGGTACCCCACAAGGAATCTTCATCCCGGCCGGAGAGTAAAAAGACGATAACGGAGGAAGAGGTAAAAAATATATTGAAGCCCTCCTGAACAACTTTTCATCCAACCGGCGCAAGCCCCTGCATATTGACGCACAGGTGTACGAATGTATCTCAGACATTGTCTGGGCGGTCAGACGTAAGGATTTCACTGTTTCCGGTGTTATAAGCCGCATACCGGTTGAACATATTAAGGAAAACGCCGACGTGATAAGGAAGATCACAGGACGGGATTACAAACTGTTCCAGCCGTAATATGACGGGAAATCCTCCTTAAAACGGCTCCGGAGGGGGAGTCGGAAACCACGACACCCAGCCGGAAGTGCCTTTGGAAAGTATTTTGAACTGTATTTCAATAATTTGAGTTCCTGACAGGAAGCAATTTTAAATAAAAACAAGAAAAATGGAAGTATATTACATTGAAGCCGGAATCTTTGAGGAGATGCTGGCTCGGACTGAGAGCCTGTCCGCACAGGCGGACCGCTTGTATGAAAAGAACAGGGAAAAGAAACCGGAAGAGTGAATGGACAACCAGGATGTCTGCCTGCGTCTTGACATCTCTCCACGTACCCTGCAGACTCTCCGGGATACCGGACGGCTGGCATTCACCCAAATCCAGCGGAAAATCTATTACAGGCCGGAGGACGTAGAAAAGCTGATGGCCTATGTCGCCATGAAACGCAAGGAAAAGGCGGTGAGAGAAAAAAGAAAGAATGAATAATTAATCGGAAGTAGCATGGAAGGGATTATTAGCAAAGAGACGGGCAGTGTCCGCCGGTTCTTTGGCCTGCTGGATAACATCCAGACGAAGCTGGAAAGGCTTGCGGAGGATAACCGCCCCCTGTTTAACGGCGAGCGTTTTCTCTCTGACAAGGAGTTGTCGGACCTGCTAAGAATCAGCCGCAGATGCCTGCAGGATTATAGGGACCAGGGGCGTATTTCTTATATCCGGCTGGGCGGAAAAATTTTGTATAAGGTATCCGACATTGAGAAACTCCTGGAGGATAATTATCATGAGGCCCTGATATAATCGGGGGCGTTCAATATTTAAGAATGCCGGCCGGAACCAATGTTTAATGGTTCCGGCCGGCATTTCATTATTCGGACATTTCCGTCAGAAGGACCGTATCCCCTTTCTGTCTTCTTTTCATCAGCTGGTCCATGTCACCGGATATCTTCCGGTCGGTAACCTGTGCATAGACCTGCGTACTGTTGATGTTCGTATGGCCCATCATCTTGGCGATGCTCTCTATCGGGATGCCGGAGGACAGCATCAGGGTTCCGAACGAATGGCGGGCCATGTGGTAGGACAGGTTCTCCTTCATGCCCAATGCCACGCCCATTCCATGTACCTCGTACCAGAGGACGTCGCGGACCGGCAGCGGGAATACCGGTCTGTCGTCATCCGTGGTGTTGTAAAGTTCCAGTATCTGTTCGGCTATGGGATGCAGCGGGATGAACGCCTCCACGTCCGTCTTGGCCCGGCAGACGCGGATATATTTTCTTCCTTCCGAGGTCTTTCCGATGTGCCGGGGATGGAGTGCTCTCGTGTCCGCATAGGCCAGACCGGTCAGCGAGGAGAAGATGAACGTCCTGCGTGCAAGCTCCATCATCGGGTCGGGCAGCGGGGTTTCCATCATCCGCTTCAACTCACCCCGGCTGATGTGCCTTAGCTTTAACGGTTCTTTCTTTTCATATGCCACATCCTCTATCGGGTTGGCTCTCAATATCTCCCGGTCCACGGCGATGTAGATGAGCCGGTTGAGCCAGCACAGACAGTGGTTCACGTGGCTGTTCCTGTAGCCCAGCTCCTTCTTAAGAAAGACCTTGAACGATTCGGCGAACTCCTCGGTGATGTCCGAAAAGGCGATGTCCTTCATTCCGCGGGATTCGATGAACTGTCTGAGATTGAGCTGCGTGGTCTTCGACTGGCGGTAGGTCGAGGTGGAGTTGATTTCTGCCGAGCGGATTCTCAAACGTTCGCGTTCCACCTCTCCGGCCTGCAGGAGGTATTCCGGCACGGAATTGGCACCTGACACGGTGGCCTTGAGCAGTTCGGCCGTGACCACTCCCTGGTTCCTCAGCAGGTTCCCGTACGCCTCTTCCAACCGGCTGCGGAAGGCGGCGAGGCGGTTGTTTTCCCTGACTGTTCTGATCTCACACTTCTTGCTGTCCCAGTCCTCCGGCCTGCAATAGATGCCGGTGGCAACGGCTGACTTCTTGCCGTCAATGCTGATCCGGCAGAGGACGGCGGTCGTGCCGTCCGATTTCACTTTGTTACGGTTGATGTAGAATAAGAGCTTGAATGTACTGCGCATGGTAATGATATTTTTTAGGGTTAAAGAATGAGTTTCAAATCACGGGTTGCCTCGATGAACCTGTCCATGTCCTCGAACAGCCGCTTCGGGCTGACACGGGCGTAAATTTGTGTGGTCCGGACATTGCTATGTCCCAGCATTTTGCTGATGGTCTCGATCGGTACTCCCTCCTCGAGCGTGACCAGCGAGGCGAAAGAGTGCCTCCCCATGTGGTAGACAAGGTCCTGGCTGAGTCCCGCCATCAGACGCAGGGCTTTCATATTTCCTCTGAGGGTATGGTAGTCCTGTGGTGGGAAAAGAGTCTCGCGGGTATCGTCCCGGTATTTCTCAATCAGCGCGACGGCTTCCGGAAGCAGCTTGACACGTCCGAGGTAGTCGGTTTTCTTTCTACGGTACTTCAGCCAGAGGCTGCCCCCGTCGTCAGTGAAAAGGTTCTCCCGGGTGATGCTTACCGCATCCGCGTAGGCGGTGCCGGTGTAACAGGCGAAGAGGAAGAGGTCTTTGGTGATAATATGTGACCTGCGTTTTTCCGGTATCTCCAGATCACGCAGTTTCTCGAAATTCTCACGGCTCAATGCCCTCGGCGTACTTTCCTTCTGCTTGGGCAGCTTGAAGTGGCAGAAATGGTATTTCTCCGAGTGGCCCTCCTTGTAGGCGATGCGGCAGATCTTTTTCAGGATGGCCAGGTAGCCGCGAAGCGTGTCCACGGCATATCCCTTTTCCAGAAGGATGAAATCCTGGTAGTCGCGGATGAACTGCTCGTTGAGCTGCCCGAAGGCAAGGTCCGGAACCTTGAATTTCGCCTTGATGAATTCGGAAAGCGTGCGGTAGGTGAAGAGGTAGGTCGAGAGTGTGGTGGGCGCACGGTCCACACCAACACGGGCCTTCATTTCCCCGTTATGCCGGTCGAGAAGTTTGAGCAGGGTCATCTGCATGCCCGCATTGCCCTGGAACATGTCCCTGACCGCAGCGGCATCGAAATCCCTTTTTCTTTCCATGAGGGAATTGAAGGCCGAGTGTATGGCAAGCAGCAGTCTTTCTATTTTTTCATTGGTCTCCACCGCTTCCCGGCTCTTGCCGTTCAGCCGGCTCTCACGCGCGTTCCACAGCCCGGGGGTGCAGGAGAGCTTGCAGCTGAACTGCGCCATCGTGCGGTTGAGGGTGATCCGTCCCATGATCGGGGCCTTGCCGGTCTTGCCCGGCTCGCTCTTTTTCAGGTAGAGCAATACCTTGAATTTTTCCACTTTCATACGCTCTTTTTTAGGTTGTAAAAATACTCCTTTCAAAAGCGTTCTTTGGTATGCAAAACATTGATAAACAGTGAATAAAAATCCGTTCTGCCTCTACCGGTAAAAATCCGGTTACCTGCCGTTGTTTCCGAAACAGGCGGCTAACAGTCTGGTAACTGAAACGCTGCAATATTTTGTTTTATTTTGCAGGTCTGACTATCATGCAATTCTTGTAAAATGCTTAATTATAAACGATTTACGTTTAATTCGCACCATTCTGTTTTTTATTGCATTTCTAAATATTACTTATAAGTAACGACACACAATGGCCATGACTTTGCAAGGCAATGATATTCCCCGTGAAATAATAAGCCAAGCCCTGGGACATAGTAACCTTACGACAACGGCTACATATCTTGCCAGTTTCTCTACAAGTGTTTTGGATAAAGTCGTAAAAATATTATAGGTATGTTTATTCATTATGGAATGCCTTTGGGCGACTTGATAAACAAGTCGCTCAGAGGGGAAGCAACAGTCCGTGAAAGTTGGTTGGTTGTTTATGTGAAGCGATTGACGGATGGGGATAAAGGAAAACTCCGACAGGCATTAAAGGTAGTTGATGCAGCTATTATTATGTGGAAAAGCAAATATTTTATTTCCTTATACGAAGTAAAGGTAAAGTCTGTAGTTCAGGGAGAATTAAAGATGAGTAGTCAAGAATTGGATGATATCTATAATGAAGAAGCCTACTTACAGAAAGAGGGAAAAATTATTTTAGCAAAAGATTTCCTGTATGGTGCAATAGCAAAGTACGGTTTCATTAATGAACATCATCGTGATTCTGTGGAAAGCGCATGGTTGTATAACGATATGGAGTTTTTAAGAAACGAGTGGGAATATTATGTTTTGGCTCAAATAAGGTCGTTACGGGAAATAATTTGTACTATGCTGGGAACAGTACCGTCAGAGGGTAAAGGCGAAAAACAGAAGAACAATAGACCTCTAAAACGGATGGAAGATTATCCGGAGGTATTCGGCATTGATATTTGTAGTGAGTTGATTGGGCAGTCCAAACATACAATTTATAAGTTGACAAGTCATAAGGAGATACCTTGTTATCGTGCGGAAAGTGGGCGAATACTAAGATTTAGGCGTGATGAAATAATAGCGTGGATGATTGCTAAAAGGCAGGAAACTAAGCAGGAA